GCAGCAGGTGCAAGCACTCTTCCAGCAAGACCTTTAACAAGAGATAGAGCACCTTTACCAGCGCCAAGTAGTCCTGTTCCTGCCATGCCTAATGGCATACCAAGTCTTTCGGCAGCAGCAAGATCCACCATACCCTCAGCAATATTCTTAACTCCCATGGTGAATCCACCGATGAGAGAGGTTAGCGCTCCACCTAATCCACTCTGTCCAAGGCCTTGCATATAACCTTTTGCTTCAAACAATGCCTGGCCAAATTCAGCAACTATTTTGTTAACTGCAGTAATGGTATCTGCAGCGTGTTGGAACCCTTTGATCATTGAGTCTTGGGCGTTAGTCATCAACTGAGTCTGAGACATAGTGATCTGCTGCCCTGCTGCATTAGGGTTACCAGTACCAGACATCTTTGAAAGATCTGCGTTTTTGTTTTGCGCTAACGCTAAAAACTGCGCTTTAAAGATCTGCTGTTGATCAGCCGAGAAACCTAGCGCATTTAGATCTGCACCAGCAAGACCGTACTGCAAAGACTGTTGAACGCCTTTGACGTTTCCTTGTCCTCTTCCTTGGAAGATACGGTTGAAGAGTTGCTTAGCCATATCTGATTCAGATAATGGATTGCCGTTCTTATCAAACTGAGAGATACCGTACTGGTATAGGTTGGCGCCCATAGCACCTGTTTGAAGGCCTCCGATAGCAGTGGCAGCAGCAGCATTGCTCATATTAAACTGACGGTATGCTCCACCTACTTCACGCATGGTCTGTAGGTATGGGCTACTTCCTGGAGCGTAACTGTATTGCTGAGTGAGGATGGCAGCGGCTGCAGCATCTTCACCGATGCCTGATACGCCTCTACCAAAACTACCACCTAGTGCACTGACTGTAGATCGCTGTAGTTGCTTATAGCCTAACCCAGTAGTTGAATACTGAGAGGTAGCGTAGTAGTTAGAAGCACGCGCAACTGTTGCACCTAGATCAGGAGCAACTCCAAATCCTGCGCCTGCAACTCCTCCAGCCACCTGAGCAACACCACCAGCAATAGAGAACTTTGCCATGGCAGGAGACATCCAGGGAAGAAGAGTCTCTTGAGACTTGCGTGATTGGAATGCAGACTGTGGCTGTGATGCAGGTACCTTGGTGTCTGTAGTACCACCATCTGTAGGAGTAAAGTTGGCACCATCAGTGCCCATGCTAACTTTGCTGCCCTTGGTAAGATTCTTTTGACCGTTCTTCGTTACGGTCTTTCGCATGCTATCTGCCGCTGTTTGCGCAGGGGCAGATATATGCTTGATCGTGTCGTTGATCTGGTTAAGGGTTTTGAGCGTGTCTTTAAGGGCGTCGTTGAGTGACTTGACGCTTGTCACCATACTAGCCATCTGGACTCCTTATCGCTCTTGCCTTGGCTAGTTCTAGCCAATTCTTTCGTTCTCTAGAGGACATCTCCTTGATCTCAGTCAATGTCCAACTGCTGTACATCTCCGATATAGCCGCCCATTCAACAAACAACTGAATGTACGGAACTACGTTAGAACTGAAACAACGTACCCAAGTTAATGGATATCGTTACCTCACTTCCACAATCTGGGCATTCCATAGTCACGTCATCAAACTGTGGACCAGGAACACGTCGATTGATCTCTTCAATGACCTTCTTACGATCTACAACTGGCAGGTTTTGCACCTGGACCTTGCTGTAGACAGGGGAGTTATTGATCTTCAAGACTGTCTTCTCAAGAAGGATTGTGGTCATCTCTGCAGGAGTCTTCTCCGCATTGTTGATCAATTCTTTTTGAGCAATACCAGTAGGAAGTTGAACCTCAATATCTCCAGCCTTACCTTTAACGATAAAGACTCGATCAGCAATAGGATCTGTAAGAATCTTGGTCTTGATATCTTCATTGATATCGACTGTTACATTCTTAAAGTCATTGCATCCACCACAGAAGATTGACATCTCAGTGGTTGATCCAAAAGTTGCCTTTAGGATTCCTAGAAGCAGAGCCTCACGGTCTCCTGTAAGCATGTGGTCAAGGATCTTGTCATCAGCCTTAAGGTCTCCTACTTTGACGGTTCCTCTTTCTAGGATGACTAGAAGGGCCTTGCCAACGTTGGCTGCTTTAGAGATTGCTTCCTCATCTCGACCAGTTAACTCTCGCACCTCTGCGGTCTGTAGCAACTCCCCAGCGGTTGTGATGTAACCGCCAGGAAGTGCCACAGTAGTATCCGAAGGAGCAACGATTGTCGGATTGATATCTGCAGGAGTTTCTTTGAGAGCATCCTTGATGAGGTTGTTTGCCAAGTCTGGATTAGAGACAGCACTAATTGTGTTCGCCATGATATTCCTTTGTTAGATTAGTTGCTTGCTGCTGAGTTTCCGCCTGAGGCAGTGAACTCAAGAGCACTTTCGTCAATCTTTTCTCCCCATGAGATGTCAAAGCCTTCGTGAACAACTGACATCTGCTCTACGAGCAATGCGTTATCACCAGCGTTGAGATCTGAGTAGGAGACAGATGTTGGCCATGCGTTGTAGATCATGAAGCGCATTGCAACAATGTCGGTAGATGAAGCAGTCGAAGCAGCAGTTCCATCTGAGGTGTTAGCACCTTGTGGAATTGGGTGAGCAAGAACCTTGATCTCGATATCGCAACGGAAGTTATCTCCCGCAGCGCGAGCAGAGCCGCCACCCTGAACTGTAGCGAAGAGTGTCTTCATCCAGTCCCAGTTTGTGCTTGTTCCAAGAATCACTCCACGCTGGAAAGTTAATGGAGCAAAGGTTGTCTGACCAGGAATCTGGTGGACAGTGGTGTTGTAGCCACCTTCACGGTAAGGAATGCTATCTGTTGTAATAGACATTCCTGAGATGGAGGTAAACCCAAATGTAACAGGAGGCTTTGCAAGGTTCTGCATAGCCTTGTTACCGATTACTCCTCCAGAGTTTGTAAGAGGTGTGAAGGTAACTAGGTACCTAAAGTTGCGTAACGGATCGGTCGCAAGCGAGGATCGGTTATTGTTAATTGTTGGCATCTATTATCTCCTTCGGGATTACGCCAGGGTCATTTGACTGAGGTTGATTACTACGAACTCAGCAGGGTATTCAAGTGCAACGCCAACTTGGATATTGACGATGCCGTTTTGAATGGATGATGCTGTGTTATTTGTTGCGTTGCAGAGAACGTAATACGACTGGGCTGGGGTTCCACCGCGAAGTCCACCCTGATTACGGTAGTCATTTAAGAATGAATTAAATGTACTTGTAATACGGGCCCAAAGGGTTTCATCGTTGTTTTCAAAGAGCGCAATCTGAGCAATGCTCTTGAGATTCTGCTCGATGTAGATGAGTGAACGGCGCATGTTGACATAACGGTTTGCTGTTCCATCTTGGAGGAGAGTACGAGCACCCATGACAACAATTCCAGCACCTGGAATTTGACGGATAGCATTAACAGGGGCTGATGAACCAGTTCCTGCTGATGGATATCCTGTGTTCAAGTAGTCAAGTTCTGCAGAGGTAAATAAGCGCTCTAGAGAAATGACGCTACCAAGAGGTGAGTTCAAACCTGCTGGAGCCTTTGCAACACTCTTTGATGCATCGGTAGCAAGATAGAGACCAGCAACTCCTGCTGATGGACCGATCAAACGAATTGCTCCATTGCTGCGGCCAATTGGGTCTGTGATGTATGTGTGTGGGTAGTAGACGGCGGCATTGCTGCTTGCAGTCAATCCCTGTGCGTATGTAATCGCAGCATCAACTGTCTCTCCTGCAGGAGTTTCTGCAACAAAGAAGCCGTTGTTTGCTGAGGCCCATGAGATGGCATCATTGATAACGCCGACAACACCAGAAGCAAGAGTGTCATTGATGTTAGGGGTAAACATTACAAGAGCGCGGTTGAGTGCTGAGAACTCATTCCACACTGAGGCGCTTGTTGACGCGTAGGATGTGTAGTCTCCAGCAACGACGGCTGATCCGTCTGCTCCACCTGTGAGTGGATAGACTGTAAGAACTGGTGTTCCTGAAGCCAATGCACTGACTGTGACTGAAGAGCCTGCAGTATTGTTGATGACAGTTCCTGCATAGTTTGAAGATGTTGGATCTGCAAATACGAGGTTTTCGTAACGCTCAAGAAGGACATCGTTGGTGATGTTCATTGCAGTTCCTGCAACGCCTTCCTTGTAAACCTCAACTGTGTAGGTTCCTGAGATAGTTCCAGCCTTAACGTTGATGCGGAGGTTGTTGCCGTCATCACCGCGGTTCTTTGCTGTGAAGGTAGCAACTACTACGTTGCCTGATGTCTCTACTGAGACTGTAGCGGCTGCTGCATCGCTGTGAAGGATGCGCTTGACGTAGAGTTCACGTCCACCGTTATTAAAGAATTGAGCGACGCCAAAGACTGCAGGGAATGCAGCGTTGTAGCCACCAAACTTTGAAGTAAATTCTGTCCAAGATTGAACGCGAGTCACAATCTCAGGACCTTGTGCGAATGGGGCAGCGACTGCACCAGCGGCACTCGTAGCAACTCCCTGAGCGAGAGGTGCTGGAAGTAGGGTCTATGTTAAGTAGACGCCTGGACGACCGTAAGTCATTCTTTCTCCTGTCTTGTTGTTGGTGGGTTCCGTATTATGGACGAATTGTTATTGGATCGATTGGCGTAAACTCAGGAATAGTTCCTCCACGAACTTGATCCTGGTAGCCTGTCATGTCGACTTCGAGTGCCTTATAGACTGCCGTATAGAGTTCTGGTGTGATCTCACTTGAGATGCGCACCGTGAATGCGTTTACGAATAAACGCTTACCTGCTTCTGTGATATCTCGCTTTGAGATATCCAGAACATCAAGACGACGAACTGTGTTGTCGTTAGGTTGTAGCACACCAAAGCGCAGGGGTAGTCTGGTGTACATAAGTTGAGCAAGGATCTCGCGGTCATGGCGAGGTTCACGGGCATAGGTTGTTATCTGATAGTCAATGTTAACTGGGATAGGCTGATGGATATACCAGTCATGATCATCGCCATTGTACTCTGTTGACCCATCAGGCATTGTTGTTGGGTCTGGCAAGTAGGACGGCTTAACGAGTCCACGCATAGAGCGACTGAAGTCTTCAGCAACGTCCACCATGTCGATGGTGATGTAGGGGTAAGTCTGGTCTCTGATTTCCTGAGAAGGCTGTCCAAACCATACGCCCACATCGCGGGTGCTTGTACCGTTTGCGTTGGACTTCTGATCTGTCACCTTCATGCCCTTGAGGAGATTGCGGATAGCCTCATCTTCTGAAAGAAGAAATGTCATAGTCCACCTCCAAGACGAGCAAAGAGACGGCTGGTGAGAAACTCTTCAGATTCGCTCATCCGATTTGAGAAGCGGCGAATGGCGTATGTAGGACGTTGTCCTGGTGTTCCGTACTCAAGATCCTGAGCCTCATCAAAGTGGGAAGGATGGACGTGAGCAGTGAAGCCATCGTTAGATGTATAGCGGACGTGAAGTCCACTGATGATCTTTGAAGGCCAACCTGAGGCCTTGGCTTCTGCACGGAGTTGGGCAGACATGTAGCGAGTAGTATCGCGGGCTGCGTGATGTACGGCTGTGTGGTGAGGGCTTGTCACTTCTTCTTTTTGCCCTTCGCAACTTTACCGCCGATATAACCTGCGAGTAGTGCTGCGAAGATTGGCTGTTTTTCTTTAGGACGAAAGCCGAACACACCGCGCATGAACTCTTCACGTTCATGCTGATTGTTCATTTCAGCAACTTGTTCGTACCATGGCTTATGAGCCATCACAACCCCTTTTCGCAACCTGCGGGAACAGTGGTCAGGAACCGCAGCGGTTACCTGATGTTGCAATGATAAAGAAAAAGCCCCACTTTCGTGGGGCTAAGTCTTACTTCTTTTCTTTCTTGATCTTCTTGGCTAGAGCCTTGTCCATCTTTTCATCCGCTGCACGAGATGGCTTCTTCTTATCCATCTTCTTGTCAGCCTTTTCAAAGGCCGCCTTTTGCTTTGGAGACATACCCTTCATTACCTTGGCATCTTGAGCAGCATCTGACATCTTTTTAGCCATTACATGCCCTTCTTACGATTGGTAATCATCTTAGGATTTTTGGCCGCTGACATCTTCTTTCCTTTACGGAGAGCAGCAAAATCTGCAGCATCAATCTTCTTTGGATTACCGCCCATAGCAGCGATCTTCTTCTGCTTAGGAGATAGACCGTCAGCCATTACTTGGCCTTCTTAGAAGCACGAGCAGCCTTGCATGATGCACAGGTGCACTTACATCCTTTTGCTGGCTTGCCCTTGGCACAGCCACAACCACATTTAGCACAGATTTTGGGTACCTACTTTCGTTGATGTAGTTTCTAAATACTCAACAGCCTTTTTTAAGGTATCAAGATTGTCCTTAGCATGCCCTATCATGAGGTTGCAGTCTCGGCAAAGTAAGCCTCGAACGCACTTTCCACAGGTAGTATCCGTAGAACAACAGGCATGGTTATGGTCAATATTTGTTTGCCACTTATCTCCGTTTTCATCTGCGGGATGAGGGAGTGATTTGTTGCATATTGGGCAACACCCTCCTTGAGAATCGTACACGACAACTAGTTCTTCCAAACTCATTGAATATCGCTTTTTAAGATGCGCTTTATACCTGTTGATTCGATGATAAGGTTCAAACTTCCAATTAGCCTTATGTTTATTATCGTACTCTTTTTTGCAGGGTTTACAGTATCCGTTACCTTTATGAAAGTTTTCTTTAGGTTGGGATACTTGACATTTGGGACAGTACTTCACTTTGATTTAGATTGTTTGGAGGCCCACATATTATCAATCAAATTTGGCCAAGGACGACCAGCCTTTGCTGCTCGTGCCTTTGCCGCACTCTTTGCTGATGATGACAGGGGTGTAGATTTCTTCTTTGGATTTTTGGTATTCCAAACTTCTTTAGCCATTACTTCTTACCATTATTCTTCTTAGAGATAGCGGCTGCTTTGCTTTTAGCATCAGCCTTAGAAGATGCACCCCATGCTTGTAGGGACAATAGCAATCTTGTTGGCTCACCGTTGGGTTTGTGCTCTGGTCCTGGCATTCCACCCATGCGAGCAAGGAATGATGCACGACGAGGATTGTCACCCTTTTTTACTGGAGCCTTAATATCATGACCCTGTGCTTTAAGAGATGCACGACCTTTGGCGTTTAATCCGCCTTTTTTATTTTGTCCTTCAGATCTTTGCCATGCTGGTGTTTTAGCCATGTTACTTCTTCTTTCCAGCCTGCGCCATCTTCTCCATTTTAGCCTTACCATATTTCTTCATGCCAGCAGCCGCTGCAACTGCAGCAGGATTCTTAGCACCAGACTTTTTTGCCTCTTCTTCAACTTTCTTGAAGCGGGCTCCTGAACCTAACTTTGCTTTAGCCATTTTTCTTATGCCAATCTTTAGTGGCTTTTACGCCTTGGTCGATGGTCTTGACTTTACCTTTTGTCTTCTTGGTCAAGTCAATCTTGTCGTACTTGCCCTTGTTGCCTGCATGGTCAACAATGACATCGCCCTTTTTGTTCTTCTTAATTGTATGGCCTTCGCCTTTAATCTTGATGGTCTTAGCCATTCTTTTTCGCCCCCATAGGTGCAGTCATCTTTGCATGTTTCTCTTTGAGTTTAGCCATCTCAGCCTCATGCTTCTTAGCAAGGGCTTCTACTTCTAGTTTGTGTGATTCTGGCTTCTTATTTGCCATGGCTTTTAATCCACCTCCATTAGGATAAGTAAGTGGTGCGGGTTGTAACTTAGATAACACCACTTACTTATTAACCTTCTTTGCTTCGCTGATACCAATAGCCAAGGCTTGCTTTCGAGATGTTACTACTGGACCAGTCTTTGATCCAGAGTGCAAAGTTCCAGCCTTGTATTCGGCCATCACTTTCTCTAC